CCCCACAAAAAATCATTTAGCTATTAAGAGCCTTTATATTGATATGCCCACTTAGAAGTAGCTCCATCGATCATGTCGGTGAATCCAATTCTTTGTGAAGCAACCAAAACTCTTCTTTGGTTAGCAACTTCATAGTCAGACTCTATAGTCATACCTCTTAATCTAGGTACAACGAAGTTCTGAGGATATACTGCTATAGCTGCTGGCATATTTACTGCTGCAGCTGGGAATTCGTCACATACTAGGACTTTAGATCCAAATACGCTTCCGATTTCTCCTCTTAGCTTTGTTGCTACATCGCCTACTAAGTTCACATCTTGGAACTCAGCATCTTCTAATAGTTGATAATAACTTGTAGAAGAAACTATATAGACTACGTCAGATGGGTTAATTCCATATTTACCCATATTTTTTCTGAGTGCTAATAGTTTAAGCGCTGTCATTGAGTCAGATGCAAATGCAGTAGCTGATTGAGTTAAATCACTATCAGCTTCAGCTAAGTGCCAAACACCATCGAAAGATGCTCCTGAAGTACCAAAGGCACCATCAGCATTGTTACCTAATAGTAACGCATTTTCTACGGCTCTTGCGTGTGATCTAACAACCGACTCCCTAATTAAAGGAAGGATTGGTAGAATCGCATCTTCTTCAGTCTCGTTACCTAAGTAAGATTGTGAAATAAGTTTTTTAGTTGAAAGAGTTCTTTCAGTCAAATCAACACCGCCGAAAGGTGCACCATAAGTGTCTCCCCTTTCTTCTAAGTTACCATGCGGGCTTGAGCCTGCTGCTGTTTGAGCTGAAGCAAATTCAGCGTAACCAGCATCTGGTAAGATAGGTACGATTTGAGTAGCAGAAGACATTGCAATCTCTCTAAATAGAGGTGCAAGTACTAACTGCAACTGGATATCTCTTTCCACGTTTGTAGATACAGTCTGCTCAAAATCAGCTGAAGATACTTGAACACCTGAGTGTTCGTTCACTTTAGTCATTACATCTTTTGCATAATCAGTATCCCAACCTCTTCCTGTAGCTAGTCCTAGAGTCCATGCATCATTTACATCGGTCTCAAAGGCTTTCTGCCAGTCAGAGTTCTTTCTGTCACCAAAAATTCTTTTAGATTCGCGAATTGCTTCGATTTCATCTTTCTTTTCAGTGAGTTCAGTTCTAAGTTCGTTTACAACTTTTTCAAGGTTTTCATGTTTTTCAGAAACACGTTCTTCAACGTCTCTCATCAGCCTTTCAGCTCCAGACATGCCAACTTCTACTATTGTTTTAACTTTTTCTTCTTCAGCTTCTTTAGCGGCTTTTTCATGAGCTTCTAGCTCAGCAGCTTCGTCTGCATCAGATTGTTCCTTAGCTTTTGTTTCAGCTTGTTGCATAGCAATCTTTGCAGCAGTTGCTTTCGCAATTTCTTCTGCATAGGCTTTCAAGTCTACTGTGTCAGCTTCGGGAGTTTTTGTGTCCTTAGACATAGGTTTCTCCTGTGAAACGGTTTTATCCGTGGCTTGTGGCGTATCAACTTCACCAATATTAACTGTGTTTGTTGAGTTAGCCGGGTTATTAGATATAAAAGTTTTCTTAAACTCCTCGTATTCCTCTTGAGAATCGAAAGATTTCGCAATAGAAAACATAGCAGTCTGGTTAGCTGGAACACTAACGACTGATACCTCAAAAAGTTCGGCGTCTTTTATCTTATATCCGTCAGTTTCATTATTATAATCTGCGTCCTTGACTCTGAAACCAACGGAAAAGGCTCCAAGTACGCCGTCTTTTATTAAATCTTTTATTTCGCCTGCAGATTTAGAGATTTTTGCTCCCACCTCTAAACCTTTATCGCTAACTTCCATAGAAGTAGCGCGACCAATTGGCTTATTATAATCATGATTGAACAAAATTATTGGATTTTGTTTAAAATTTTCTAATCCATTTGTTTTTGTCCATGCATCATGATCAATAACATCTCCAGTTCTATCCAATGCATTAGTAGACGCCAATCCTGAGATTTTTATGCTACCGTCCTCATCTTCGCCTAGAGTTTTAAAAGTGTTAGTCCAATGAAAAATTTTCTCCATTATTTACCTCACTTCTTCTCAGCTTTTTTGGGAGCTGCCGTTGCTTTCTTTGAAGCTGCCTTTTTTGGCTCTGCCTTTGGGGCAGGTGCTGGGGCTTCTTCAGGGTTTGCTTTGGCCCATTGGTCTGGAAAATTTGTCCTTACCATACTTTGCATACGAGCCCATGACCCAAAGGGTCTTTTTGCTACCATATATCTTACGGGAGCATCATCGGCTGCTTTATACTCTGTAGGAGTTAACATTGAGCCTTTTTCAGCAAAATAATCTGCCATTGTTTTAAGAATTGCTCTCTTGTTTGCCATTATCCTGTTCCTCTTCTTGTGGTGGTCTCCCACCGTCTTCGGGGTTCGCTGCTGAACCCGCTATATTTGCTGGGATTCTTAAATCGTCATGTCCTTCTAAAGGTTCATGTCCTAAAGCTTCCCTAGCCTCGTTTGGTGCCATAATACCTGTATTTACGAGAGTAGCATAATAAGATGCTTGATCTCTTAACTCTGGTTGTAGTGCTGGAATTTCTGTTACATTCTCATTCACTTTAAAACCAAAGTATCTTTCAAAAGCATAACCAATCTTTCTCACTATTGGAAGTATTGTTTCCAGATAGTATAGTCTGTGGTTAGGCCTTATATTAGCATTATTGCCTCCGTCTAAAAGAATAGGTGGTACACCTATTGCTTCTAAAATAATTTTCTCATTCGCGTTAATGGAAGCTTGAAAGTCTAATTCTTTAAAATTAATTTTTGTTAGATCATCAACTTCAATTCCACCATCTAAAATGAGTGGCCTTCTACCGCCATTTTTAGGATTGTACCTAGTTTGCCATGCTTGCAGCATTCTTTCTTTGATTCTCTCAGAAAGTGTGTTCGGGCTCTTAAGTACTAATCCTGGTACCGCTCCATTCTTGAAGAAGTTATCTTGAAACTTCCTCATGTTATCTAGTAAATACATAGTTCGATAAGCTGGTTTTAATCGTGGTACTCCTCTATAAATTGATTTAAATGAGTTTTCTTTAATATGTATAATTTCTTTAGGAGTATAATCGATTTGACCGTCATACTCATACTTATTTACGTAAGTACTAGTATCTGAATGAATTGTTACATTCTGTGCTGGGAGATGATATAAATGTCTCCCATCAAAATAAACGAAAATATTCCCGTCAATCAGTAAATCAATTATAAGATTTCTCTTAAAAGTATTGATGTCCTGAAACGGGTTCGGTTCTTTATTAAGTAATAAATCTACACGAGTTTTTCGAACATTTTCTACTACTGGTGCGATTCCGTTAATCTTCAATCCTATATCATAAGGAATATCTGAACTATCGTCTACTATCATGTTTACAGCTCTATGAACTACTTCTAGTTCTTCATAAGCTGATCTATAATTATCTTTCTTTTCTCGGGTGTTTATAGTTAACCCTTCTTCTAAGCCGATAAGAGATTGAGCAGGATTTATCTTTTCCTCCTCTATAACTTGTCTACCTAAAATTCTGTCATACCATGCCATGTTTTTCTCTCTGTATATTAGCCCATCTCTTTTGCTTAAGTGCTGTCACTAATTTAGGTCTTTTACCATAAATACTGTGAAGCCTTTGATGGTGGGCTCTGCATAGTGTAGCAGCTTCTTGATAAATTTCATTCGTATACTCTTCAATGAAAAGTTCTCGAAGATTCATTATTTCATCTGCCGAGGTTATCGTAATTTTATTACGTTTTAACCAAGTTTCAAGTAACTCAGTCATTCCGTAGAAATGGTGAAAGTCTAAGTTTTCTGTTTCCCCGCAAATATAGCATTGGGTGTCTTTATTATACTTAGATTTCGCTTTGTCTCTAACGTACTTGACTAAATCTCTTTTTAAATCCATAAAATCTCTATTTATTAAAATTATACCAAAATTTCACCTTTTTGTCAACAATTATTTTTTCGTTGGTCTCCACTAAAAAG